TCAATATCAATATATTGATCAGCTGCAATATTATCTCCATCAACTACCTTAATTTCTACTTCAGTTAAATCAACATTTTCACTAAGAGTAGTAATTACTGGTCCATCATAACTCTTAACTGCTCTTGGAGTAACAGTATATGTAAGATCTCTTGTAGTATTTGATGTATCTGTACCAGAAAGATAGCTGACGCGAACCTTCTTGATAATATCGTCGGTAGCGGAAGAAACAGGACCAAATAGATATGTTTTAGCACTAAACCTTAGGGTATAAAGGAGAACTCTTCTTTGCTCAAAATCTCCTTCATAATCATCCTGCATTGTAATGTTTTCAAGAATAATAGGAATATCTCTTTTCTCTTTAATCGATTCAACCAGAGTAACAGTTACATTATAAGCTGGTTGAAAATAAGGAAGAATCTGCTCAGTAATCTGTAATGCATCATCATTTAACTTACACATAATAGCCAGTTCAAATTGCATATTATAAGGAACCGGCATATATGCTTTTTTTGACTCAGACCCAGTGGTAGGATCCTTTACTGTAAACTGTTGAGTGGTAGTAACTTTTCTAGCAGGATCATAAGTAAGACCTGTAAATTCAAACGACATTCTGGGCAATGTAATTGCCGTAGCCTTATTAAGATCTGGAGTTTGAGTTAAACGTGCTAAAAATTTCTGCGTAGGACCATAAGCTAGAGGAACTCTTATATCTCCTCCATCTTGTTTAATAGTAATACCATTAAAAAGAGTACCAAAAGAAATAATGGTTCTCCTCAAAATTTCGTTATAAAAATACTCAAACATTGTTACAGTCCTGGTATATTATATTTAGGTCCAGCGAGTTACAGTTAATTCTATAGAATTATCAGTCATTTCCCATTCCTCTTGAACCTCAAATCCTTCTTCTCTAACAGCACCATGCAGAAGCATTCTGGCATACTGCTGGTTAACTTTATCCCTAAACCTTTCTACTGGAACATCAAGAGTCCAAGTAGCGTGATCAGAGTAAAGATCATAAGTCTGTGTTTCTTCGTTGTAACGAAATCCAATATCATTTGTAATAGCAACTTCCGCAAGAACCACAGGATGATCCTCAGCGTGATCAGGATTTGTAATAACCAATTCTTGATTTTCTTGAACATCATGTCCCATTAACTCTAGTGCTTCAATGAGATAGGGACGTTCTTTAATTTTAGTTTTGATGCAAGTAAAGTGTGACATTTATCTCCATTTAGTGAGTGGTTGGTCTATATCAATAGTTTCTTTATTTTCATAATATTCTGGTTTGTGTTCTACTCTTTCAACTACCCCCAGTCTCTCCTCAATTCTTTTGGTGAGATTTTCACACTCATTTCCAACAGCACCCATAACCTCTTCGGTTACAGTACCGTCCTGTCGAATAGTAAATTTAATGGTCTGTTGTGCCATTTGTTACACGTCAAATCTTAAATATTTATGGAGTTCCAAATGGGTTCTGTTCTGTAAAATCTAGAATAGTATCAGCAACTTCTTCTATCTTCAGATTATCCGCAAATCCATCATCCAACGGATCAAGATCTATTTGACGTATTTCATGAATAGCACCCGAAGTTTGTCCTACCAAATTCTCTCCACGTACCCAGGAACCAGTTACGGAAGCTACCTCTAAGATATTAGTTGTAGCATCCCAAGTCCTTACTCTTCCTTGTGTATTACTTGTAGATCCAATTACAATTTCATTAAACTTAAAGTTTCCGCTATATGTAACCCCTACACCAGTAATGACTATATCAGGTGCTGTACTATATCCCAAACCAGCATTAGTAATATTAATTTCAGTAAGGGTTCCGGCAGTACTTACTACAGCAGTAGCAGCAGCACCAACTGTAAGGGCAAGTCCAGATTTAAATACTTCATTAGTAAAGGTAATCGTAGGAGAAGTGGTATATCCACTACCACCTGCAGTAAGAGTAACAATACCGATAACACCATCACCAATTACTGATGTAGCAGCCGCTCCTGATCCACCACCACCGTAGAATTTAATATCTGGAGCTACAGTATATCCTGCACCAGCATTCTTTAAATCTACATGCTGAATAGATCTAGTTGCGGGATTAACATTATCCGTACATGCAACAATTCCACCAATAAATCTAATAGTACCTATACCAGTTACCCCACTAGAAGGAGCAGAAGAAATAGCAACCCTAGGACCTCCTAAGTATCCACCACCACGATTAGTAATATCAATATATCTAATACCATCATCAACAATACTAGTAATAGCAGTAGCAGTTACACCAACTCCTACCATCGTAAGAGTTTGTGTTGGTCCTACAATTGTATTGAGACCATCTTCCGTGGTTCCATCCAACTCATCCCCTATCAAGCTGTCATCAATCTCCTCAACACCAGTATCAATAACTTCATCCTCGTAAACAAAGAGTTCACATCTTAGAACATATACATAGTTTTTCTTAAGTTGATAGAAAGGTTTTTCATGCTCTACAAATTTAATTTCAAATAAACGATCACCCAATGGGAAATATATTAAATCACCTTCTTTAGGTCTAGTTGAAAGTTTTATATTCTCTTCATTTTGTATTAATGGTTCAATATAAGTCTCCCACCTCTCTCTAGAGATAGTTAATGTTATTTCATTTTTCTGTTCGATACCAAATTTAGTTAATATTACAGGATTTTCCCCATATCCATCATAAGTATCTACATATGCTTCCAACGGATATGCATCATCAAATTTAGATTGAACTACCTCTCTTATAACACTTTTCTCAGTCAAATACTTCCGAGGCATATAATGCACCTCGACACCATACATCTTCAACTGTTCGTTGACTAAATCCTGAAGAAGATTTTGTTCAGATCTGGCACCTTGTTGAAAAAATGGGTTAAGTACCATAATCTTAACCTATCAGATCTAAAGGAGGCAGCTCATATGTACTGGACATTCTTTCCCTAATTCTATCCAATTCCTTTTCTGCATCATCATACATTTGACGACCATTTAACTCCACTCCACCTGGAAGTTTAACTCCATTAAACTTCATTAAATTTTGTCCCCACTGACGTTTAATTAAAGCAACCGTATATGGTTTGAGGAAAGAATCATTCCACACTCTTGTAAAATCATTAGGATTAAGTGCTCTAAAACAATCTATAATTAACCAATCACCTTTATCAACATTTTGCCAATCCATATCAATATATAATCTATCCATTCTTTGATTAAATCTTATTTGTTTCTCTGTAGTTAAAAGAAAATTAATATCTTCCAAATAAGTCTTCGTCATTGCATAACTCAATAACTCAGTATTTCCCCAATAATAGATATCATTTAAGAATAATTGATACTTAACACTAAACATATTATTTGTAATAGTGTTAGATCCATCAAAATGGAAAATCTTAGTTATACCAATAACTTCTGGTGGGATTTGTAAAAAATTGTTATTTTCATCAAAGGAAAATGTAGAGGTTATTCCAACAGTAGATGTAGCAGTAGTAGTTGTTATCCCAGTTGCCTTTGTTTCCCCTGGTCCTCTTCCTCTATTAATATCATCCTCAGTTATCTTATATTTTAAGTAAATCTGAGAAACTCCATCAAAATGACGTTCTTGAAAAAATTGAACCGCATCATCTACAATATCTTCTATCTGTTCATCGGCAACATTAATTTCTAGCACTGGAGCACCCAGTTGCCGTTTGCAATAAGTTATAAATTCTGCTCTACTTGATGGTTTACCCATTTAGACAATTACCCCTCGATATATTTATGGTGCTGAAGCAATACCGGCATATACTATTATATTACCGTTTACCATATTATAAACGGTGGTTGCGGATCCTACCCTAGTAAAAGTAACTCCTGTTCCTGGTAATATTTCTAAGGGTGAAGTACTTCCAGTTCCAATTTGAAACTTATTTGCTACAGTAGTTGCAATTCCAACTACGGAAACAGTTGTAATAGCAGCGCCAACTGATACAGAATCTCCGATAGCAACCCCTGCAATTTTATTAATAGTAAACTCAGTTGTTCCAATTCCAGCAGTAGCACCAACAGCAATTGAAGTATCTAAAACATCAACGCTTTCTTTAGAAGGTGTCATCAATACATTATATTCATATCTCCCCGCAGCAAGATTTCTTGTTTGAGTAGTACCTAATGAGATATAAAATTGTCCGTCATAAGCACTAGTAAATCCTACAGTAAATGTAGCAGCAGGAACATCAGTAGCACCTATACCAGCACTCTTCTGCATCTGTCCAGAACCACTCCATCCAGTAAAATCATAATTAACATTAGATACATCCTTTACATTAAAAGTATTCTTGAAGTTAGCACCGCCGTAAATAGCTAAATCAGCAGCAGATGGTACTCCAGCATCTGGATCAAATGTAAAATTCTTAGTTGACATTTGAAACTAACTCCTTGAGTAAAGATTTGATCTCATTCATTTCAGTTTTTAGATTAGCAAGATCTTCTTCAATATTCTCAGTTTTTTGTGATTCTATTTTTTTAGCATCACGTCTTGCAACATATTGATCATAATCAGTTGAATTAACACTCACAATTGCATTTGTTTC